CAGTCACCAACAATTTCTTAGTTTTAAAATTCTTTCTAATTTACATATTTATATTGTAGAGCCACTTTTGGTGTTCACTTGTTTTTTTCCAACTATACTAAATGTTAGTTCATGAATCTCCATCATTTTCATGGTGTATATCAAGTTATAATATGTATTCAACATTCCTGCTTGGGTGGTTCCGTGGTAAATACCGTTTACAGTTAATAAAATATCTTTACTAAAATAAGTTTTTTTTGGCATTGGTACTCCGTACATTCTACAAATCATATTAGTTTCGTCACTAGGACCTAACATCCAGCAATATGAAACAAATCTAGTTTTAAGAGCATCCTTCACATTATCTCCTATCACATGTAAACTTCTAAGTCTATCTTCCATCCTTATTAAATTAGGCACTATTATAAGATTTTTATCAATTTCTGCAACTATCATTTGACAAAAGATTCCGCAAGTTTGTTTCAAACTATATGTACTTTTCATATTATGGAAAATTTGTATTTCCTTTTCTAAAGCTTTTTCGTCAAAATTTTGTTCAATTCTACTTAACATGTCATCACCCAAAAACATTAAAAAAGAAAATTTATGTTGATTGAAAAAATTTGCATAACTTCTAGTGCTGTTGATTGCATTTCCAAATCCAACGGTGGTTTGACCTGTGTGTCGTTTAGGTGAAGTTGTTCCCGTATATTCCTTAGTTTTAAGTTTTGTTTGTTCATGTTGTTTTTTATAAAATCTATTAATTATAGGATTTACTCCCAGTAATTCATACATGTTATATTCAAAATTTAATGAGTGTAAGTCTGTTTGTCTGTCTTGTTTGGATAAATCACTTTCTAAGAAAACTCCTTTATTATTTAAATCAATTGTATGTAATCTTTCATTTAATTCATTAATATTCATGTCTTCTGCATAAATTACATTATGTTTTAATAATTTTTTAAATCTGTATTTGGCTGTTGAATATATGGGTGCAAATAACATACTGTAAGCGTAAGGATTCCATAAAACCACTCTGTTGATCATTTCATTCAAATTAGCATATTCATCTCCTTTTGTAATACTTTCTGACTTTTCAATCATTCTTACTTTGTTTATATTATAATATGTATGTTTTAAATAGGACATTTCATCATATTCTTGTAATATTTTTTCAATGTTTCTGCCACACAACCAATTTTTTATTAACTCTCCATCTATATTTATTTCATTGTTCTGGTAATGTTTCATTATTGTCAATGCATAAGGTTTAAAATAAGCAGAACTGTACACTTCCAATTGTTTATCATGAGGTATTTTATATTTGCGTAATTTTTGGACTGCATTAATTTTTTGATTTACTGCTTTACAAATCACATTTAAACTTCTCAAAGGGGCAGGCCTAGTCAAAGTTGGTGGAGCTGTCAAATATCCTAATTTTCTTTTTTCTTCAATATAAGGACCCTGATATATTCTATATTTGGGAACTTCTAATTCATAACATATATCATCAACTTGGTCACTGCTTAAATAAAATTGTTCATCGGTAGCCACATGTTCATCATGATAATTTCTTTCATTAACACTCCTAAGTAAAGAAATTAATAATTCATTACTTTTGGACGTAAATTTAGCTATTTTTTTAATGAACAAATTCATAAAACCATCTATATTAATGTCAATATACTCCATATTGCCAAGTTGGGAGTAGTTAGTATCGTTTATGTTTTCAACCAGTTTTTGTGGTAAATTAATTTTGTATTTTATAGAATTTAAATAGTTTTGAAATTGGATTGTATTTCCTATATAAATCGTATATTCTGAGTCATTGTAAGGGTGATTTATATGAATATGCCCAAAATTTTTTTGTTCGCCAAATTTGTAACCGTTTATGTTGATTTCTCCAATAGTTTTATAATCATAATCAATTCCAGTGCCAATTGTGCCAAATGCATTTTTAATTTTTTCAAACATTTCATTTTTTTTAGTAATAAATATGTTATTAGTATCTATTATATTAATTTTAATGTGATTGTTATTCATGTACTCATCTTCTTTAGTTAATTTTGATATGTTTTCCAAATTAAATATACCTGGAATATTTTTTGCTGATTCATGTTCTAAATCCAAATCATTTATTTCTCTAATTGTATTGGTATTGTGTGGTAGAAACAAATCAAGAGTGTTTAAAATTTTATTTGTTTTGTCCACATCTAAACCTTGTTTTTCAAAAGATTTTTCAGGTATCATGCTATTTAAAGTGGTCCATCTTCCCAACAAATCTTTATAACTAACAGACCCCTTGGACACTTCTAATTCAAAAGAGTCAACAATGGTACTCAAACTGCGGTGAATACCTATTTTGTAATCATTGTAATATTCATTAGTTTTGTCTGTTAGTGATTCATAATTTTTTTCATCAATATTTTTGTTAATCAACATGTATAATTTGTTTTCAAACCAAACAAGGGTTAATTTTTTTTTAAGTTGAATTATTTCTGTTACATATGAGTCTTGCAAATTGGTTGATTTTAAATCACTTAATATATAAATATTAGCTCGCAAATTAGATTTTATTGTGCTTTTCTTAATAACCTGTAAATTGCATTTTATTTTTACTAACATTTCCATTATTTTAGGATTATTCTTTATAGTGTCATTAATACCTTGTTTTTTCATTTCTTCTTTTAAAGTTTCAATATTTCTAAGGTTTGTTAAATATTGTAAATTTAATTGGTCTAAATTAACTTCTTCCATATTTCGTAATATTATGTCCATTACTAATGGTTTTTCTTGTTCATCTACCTTACTAGTTATTGTTATTGGGTTACATTGATGTGATTTTAACAAATGTTTTATGTATTCACTTAGAGTTCCTTCATACAAAACAGGTATAAGATTATTTTTTTCAAGTCCACATACATAACTTTTATGTCCTTTTTTTGTTTTGAGTGAACTGTTAACTGTGGTTCCGAGAATTATGTTACTTAAGTTAAAATCACATTGATGTAAATTAGTATGGCAATTTAAAATGTTATTTGGTTCATAACTAATTAATGGGATTTCAATATTATTTAATTCTACTAGTAATACCCTATCTAAAATGCCTCCAGCATCATAGTTAAAACCTTTGAGCCTAAATTTAGTTTCTTGTCCAGATAAATGATCAACAATTATCCAATTTGGATGTTCTTCCCTAATAAATTTTAACATTTTCTGTTTATACTCATCATGTAAGCCTTGTAAAGTTTCATCAAATATAACGTGTGTTATTTGGAGTGAACTGAAAATATAGATGTAAAGTAAAACTCTTTCTCCACCAGATAAATCCCTTAACATTCTTGGGAAAAAATTCTTAATTATTTTTGGAGCTACCATTATATTATTAATTAATAAATCTGTGTTTAAATATTTAATAGCAATACACAAACACATAAAGTCCAAAACTGTCATATGGGGCAAATTTTGTTTTTGTGAAATATATACATAATTAGCTAGATTAGACAACACTTTTAATGTTAAGCTTTTCCCTGTGCCACTATCAGCTTTAATTACTTGAGGAAGTGAATCTGTAATTATAAGTGTATTTATCAAAGGGTCACCATGATCAGAGTTCAAACATCGAAATAAAGTTCTAAAATCTTTAGTTAAACCCACACTTTGTTCAAAATTTTGTACAATTTTTTGTAAATTTATGCCATAATTATCACAAAAAACATTTTTTGGTTGACTTTTTAAAATTTTTCTTTCAATTTGGCATTTAATTGTTGGAAATATTTTTTCTAGATCGTCTAATATTGTTGATGTTAATTCATGATCATTTAATTCATTAATTAACTCATCATAGTCAATAAATGTTGATACATAGGACAATAAATCATCATTATTGGTAATATTTGCGGTGGCAGATAGTTTTGGTAAAGCACTCAGTATGTTATATTTTACATCTAAATGATCTTTTATTGTGTATTTGCCTTTCATTACACCCATTTTTACAGCAAAAATTATTTGTCTGACAACTTCTTTGTTAGGGTCTGATGACTTAGTACCAACTTTAAAATTTTTTATGCAAGAGGTGATTATATCTTCTGATTGCTGAAATCTATCTTTATAGGCGGTGATTTTCTCTATGGGATTTAAATTGTATAGAATTTTCACCATAGTTTTCATTAATTCACCTTTAATTTTTTTACTTTTTAACCTCTTGACTATTGTTTGTTCTTTTTCATCCCATTCTACTAAGTTTTTTGAAAATTTTTTGTAAATTACCTTAAATAATGCGTGTTCAGATGGAGCACATGGCATTTCATGAATGTGATCAATCAATTGTTCTATGGTATAATTATTTTCATACATAGGACATAAATGTGGTTCTTCAATAATTAAATAAATCATTTCTTTTAGTTCTGGTTGAATTAATTTTGTTATAATATTTTCATGTAAACCAGGATAAATTTTGTGAGTTATTGCCACGGTTATTTTATCTTTACAATTATTAATGAACTTAAATAATGACTCATTATATTTTCTTCCAATAGTGACATCTATTTCATCCAGAAATATTAATTTTAAATTATATTTACTATAAATCAAAGCTAACATAATTCTAGTCATTTCTCCTCCACTAATGTTGTCTCCTTTAATATCCTTTAAGTTTAATATTAAGGACAATGTTTCAAATGTATCATTGTTAAATTCTTCACTTGAAAGTACTAAATCTCTTGCATCTTGATATGACATTTGTTCTATAACACTTAGTTGTTTCATATACATGATGTCATTTTTATTTAGAACGCCTATATTTAAGTTGGAACTGATGTTTTGAGGTGTATGAAACATCATATTCATTAGTGAAGTCTTTCCACTACCTGATGGTCCTTTTAATAAATATAAAGATCCTGTTGACTTCATTAAATAATGTTTATTTTTAAATTTATATTGTAATAAATTATATACCAATTCTGTGTCAAATAATTCATCTACTTTATCTTTATGATCACTAGGTAATGGTTCACCATAGATTTGAGACACAAAAGATAAATCTTTTTGAGAATCTTGTTCACTAAACATAAATGCCATGTCATCATTGTTATTCTTAATTTCCTGCTTTGGATCTAAATTTTTCATATCTGTTGGTTGTTGTTTTGCTTCACTTTTTTCCTTCTCATTTAATGATTTTGTAATATTATGCAAATAATTTTTGAATTCTATTAATCCCACCATATCTGATTTTATATGATAATTTATATCAAATTCATATGTTTTTGAATTATATTTAATAGTTAAATTATCAAAAATATTAACCTTTACACAAATTCCTTGATATGTTTTATAGAGAATTTTTGTGGGTACCAATCCTAATGAACTTATTTGAGCTTTAAATTTATTAATTATATTATTCATTGTTGTCATCATAGCTGCCACATTGTCACATTTTACATGCCCTCTGAATGTGTGTTTGCTAAAAATTTTACTTACATAGTAATTCCAGTTATAACACAATAACTCAGTGTAATAATAATAATAATTGAGAACCACACTTTTAATGATACTGAACATTCCTATTTTCTCCAACCCATTTGATACTATTAAGTTATTATTTTGATTTTCATTTTCTAAAAATTCCATAACTCCCTGTAATATAGTTTTATCTTCATTGGAAAACACTTTAACACAAGTTGGCAATGTGATGAAGTAAGTGAGGATACCATCTCTATTTAATATTATATCATCATTGTAATTATCAAGTTGAAATATTTTTTTCCCTGAAGTGCCTAGTACTGTGCTCCATTTTAATTTTTCATTTTCTATGTATTCCTCAATTACCACTCTATTATCTGTGTGCAATTTTTTGTAAATTTCATCAAATAAATTTAAGGTCGGGTCTTTAAGAGTTTTGTTTTCCATCCCTAAAAGAGAATATTCTTTATAAAATGGCACTTCCAAATCTATTACGGTTTGATGTAAATCAGAAAATACTTCATCACTCATTGCATTAATATCATGGACAACCAATTTTACTTTATTTTTGTTGGTTGTATTGTGGCCTATTCCTTTACTGATTTCATTTAATTTTTCTTTTATATCTTGTGAAGGAGTCAGATTTTCTTCCATTGCTGCTGTAGTAGCCAAGAAAGATGTTACCAGATTTAATTGAAACGTACCCAGTATCATTCCAAGAATTCGTTCAATTAAATCTTTTTTCTTGAAATCCAAGATTGTATTTGAAATAAAAACACAATGATATGTAGAGTCACTTTTTCCTGATGAATATTCTATAAGGTAAAATTTTCCTTTGATATCAAAATTCTGTAAATTCTCCAAACTAACCATTCTGTGACTTATATTTCTGTATAACGTTTCCTTATTATTAACACCTTGTTCAAAAAAATGAAATAAGTTTTTGGTGGCTGTTAACTGTGTTGAATAGTAATATTGAGGATTAAAAGTTTTGGTGTACCATAAATAAGTTTTGTATGCCAACTCTTTTATATAGTCTATAAAGGCATTTATAGTATGTTTAATAATGTCTTTGAAATTAAATGTTGGTTCAAATATTTCATATCCTCCATTATTTACTATTAATCCTTCATTAATTTGGCTGAGCATTTTTACTAAATGCTCAACCACATAACTATAATCATTAGTGTAAACACTTGTTTGATCCAATTTTTCCACTACTGTGTAAGTTTCATAACCTTCCCTTGTTATTTTTGTTAAATATGGTGTTAATATTTCAAAAGAAAATTTAAATGGAATGGGTATTTTAAATGCTTTTATTATTAAGGATCCATTAAATTTACCATGGTCTTCTGTATAACTTAATTTATATTGGGGATTGGTTGCTTGTATTTCTTTTAAATGAATTCTGACACATTCTTCTAAATCTGCAATTGTTGAATGAATTGTAGGAGTGCAGATAGTAGCATATTTTCTTTTTGTTTTATAAAGTCCTTCATAACGTTTGTTATCTTTAAGCTTTTCAAATGATTCCTCTACTTCATGTTTTTTAATATCTATTAATTGTGATATTTGTGTGCCATGTTTAGTACTTATATTAAGAGTTTCTAACATTAAAGTTTCATAACGTTCTATCAACATTGTATGTTGTCTGGACAACTCAATGAAACTCTGTTTGTAATCAGTTTCTGATTCTAACATTTCAGATGTTCCCATTAATAATTCATAGATACTAATAAATCCTTCTTTTATAAAATTAAATACCCACATAAAAAAGTATTTGATATGTAATAAAATTTTCATAATGGTTCCTTTAGTTTTTTCAAAAATGTTCAAATTTAAATTCATTAAACCATTTTCAGTTATTAATTCTGAGAGTTCTTTTTCAAACTCCATATGTAATTCAGTCAATTTATGAATGTTTATTTCAGCATGTGAATTTTCACCTACCCAATTAAAAATTACCTCTTCACTTATACTATGGATGTTAAATGTTAAACCATTAATTAACTCTCCTTTGTTGGTTTTGAGTATGAATTTGTTTTTAAGTTCATTTAATTTTTTGAGAAATATTTCTGTTTTCTCTATGACATTTACATATACATCATGTTTATTCAATAATAATATTCCCCGTTCATCAGAATCTCTGATAGGTTCAACTCTGCCTTTGTATAAATGGGTTACTAATGTCCATGGTTTTACATCAACTGGTAAATTGTAAGTGGTCACACACCATTGTAATGTCTTTCTTATAGTTTTCATGAATGTGTCTTTTTCTTTAAAATTATTTTGCAAATCTTTATTTATACATGTTGGTACATAGCCATACAATGTGTCATATACAGGACTAAACATTACTTTATGATCACCATATTCACTGGTCACATTCATGATTATTGATAGCTCTTTAATGTAAATAAATAATTCTTCATCTGAACAAGTCATTAAATTTATACTGGGTAAGGCTTTATCACTCCATTTTGCACCTGATAAAATGTTACTAATTATCAAATTTCCTTCTGTGTTTTTTGGGTTAATTAAAAGTTCTAATCCTATTTTGTCTATACTACTGCTGGTATTGTGTTTGGTTTTTACACCTCCATACATTAGTTGTTTTTTTAAAGCGTCTTCTTGTTGACAAGCAATTGAAATGTACTCATTTAATTCTTGATCATTTATAGTATTCATACTGTAATTAAATATAAAAGATGCATATAAATATATGTTTTTAGACCACATGGTTATATTGTCTATTACACTGGATATTTGAATTTTATTTCTACTAACCAATATTTTACTTACTGTCAAACTCAAAGCATCAAAATCTTGTACATCAAACGGCCTAACTTTTGTTCCTGTTATTGTATTATCTTTTGCTGTTAATATAATTGTATTGTCATTTTTAACCTTTATCTTTTTAGCTTTTGTATTAAATATTAACATAAACTCAGCATCTGTTAATTCATTAACTATGGTTTTGAATGTACTTAATTCTGGTACGCTTAATTTCAATGGATTTAATGCCATTAGAGGCGCACACAGTCTATAATAAAAAATTTTGTCTTTGCCATTTTCAAAACTTATAAATTTCCTAAAGAGTTTAATTGTTGCATGTACTTCATTATAATTAAGTTTAACTTCTTTGTTTTCTGACATTAATATTTGTTGTATCAAATTTCTTGCATTGTAAAAAAATTTTAATTTCAAATACTTATAGTATATATAATAGAATATTGGTTTTGTTTTATCAATTACATACTTGGTGAAGAAATTTCCTATGCTTTCAAATATTTTAGTTATTTTAAGTACTCCATTTATTTTTTCATTTTTAATTATTTTTTTAATTTTTATTGATACCACGCAATCTATAGTGTCACATAGTTTGTTTAAATCTTTACAAGTTTGTTCAATGGAAACATCATTGTTTGCATGTTCAGTTATTAAACTTAAGCAACCACCTATAGTTTCTAAATTGTTTACTAATAAATTGTTAGTTGTATTTTCCTCTAAGTCAGAATTTACCATTTTATTTATAATGGTCTTATATAAGTTTATCAAAAAATCTTTTAATTTGTGATAAATTACATTTACAGTATTAACAGTTTTTTTAATTATTGTTGATACATAAATATTACCATTTCTAATAGCTAATGTGATAGTTTTTTGATCCATTAAATATTTATTAAATAAAGTGTTAATTAATAAATTAGTTTGGCCATTGCTTTCTCCTATATTTAACATTTTTCTCAATTTGGCACTTTTTAAACAATCTTTGTTTACATATATGCTGGTTTTAGATTTTGCTCTGGTTAGAGCAGTGTACATCATGTTTTCATGTTCTGTGTATTTATCCACGTGGTTTATAATCAGACCTATATGTAATTCTTCACTACCTTCATATTTTGCAACTGTTGTGATATTAATTAATTGATTTTGTTTTTTATATTTATAAACATCCTTATTACTTACACATAAGTAATAATTACATTTTTCACCAGAATGTTTTATAAAATTATCTACTGTCATTGCATCATCTTCAAATATGTGTATCATAACAATATCGTTTGTTTTATCTGATTGTATATCAAACCCCATATTGTTTAATAGTTTACAATGATTTTTTCCAACTCTATAACTCTTTTTAAAATCTTTATCATGGTTAACATTGTGTAACAATCCTACTTCATCCTCAGTACAAAATAGTTGTTCATTCATTATTGGTGGTAGTTGGTAACTGTCTCCTATGAGAAATAAATCATTACATGCCGGTAAAGATATTTTAAGTACAAATGAAGTCATAGTGTTACTTTCATCAATATAAAGCTTATCTACAAATGTTATTTTTTTTGATGTTAATAAACCAGTCATTGTCAAAACTTGGCAGTTAGTTGTTTTTTTTAATTTTTCTTTAATGTGAGGTTGATTTACAATGATCATAGTCGATGGTTGTTTAATTATAAATTTGTCAGTTTTACCACTACCGGCCACACCATTAATTTTAACAGCTTCTTTTATTTTTTTAATATTTTTATCTAAATTACCAGAATTACTTAATAATTTTAGCATTAATAATTTTATAAAGTAAGTCTTTTCCTTTGCAATTACCACTGTATGAATATTAGTTATTTTTTCAATTTCTGTCAGTGATGTAACAGTAAATAAATGTTTTGTTCCATCATTGTAAATTAAACAAATTGTGTCGCCTTGTCTAATATCATTATTATAATATAAATCTTCTAATTTGATATCTAATCTGTTTAAATTGTATAATGTGAAATTTTTAACGTAAGATATTTCTCCTTCATATTTATTTTGTAATAACATGTCTTTGTATAATAGAATTAATTGTTGTTGCAAATACAAATAAATATTAATAGTGCTTTGTTTTACATTTCCTTCAATATTGGTATTATAAATTTGAGGGTACAAATTGATTTGATAATAACCATTGACATTAAATACATCATAAATTGGGTTAATCAAGTTTAATGTATAGGTTAAGGCACTTATTAATTCTGGCACTACAGGTTGTGATAAATTAAATACTTTATCATTACTTACACATTCATTACATAGTTTTGAATGTGTTATTATTCTATAATATAATTTAAAACATTTGGCACAACTATCAGTAAAAGTTGAAATTTTATTAGTAGTTAACACATTTAAAGCACCCCATTTATTTTTTATTTCTTGTATTTCAGAATTTGTTACATTTATTGTTTGTGGAGCTTTATGAGTTCTATTATATCTTACTGCATGTTTTTCAATTAATTCATATGTCACTCCTTCTAATGTCATTGTTTCTTCGCTGGAGAATATTGCCACTCCTTCTGGGTTTAATGATTTTCCTGGTAAGTATTCTCTGCATTGTTCTAATTTGTTAATATTTTCTTTGTATGAAATGAACTTGTTCTTTACAAATTGAATCTCCCTCTGCCTCATTTCAGTTGACATATTATCTAAGGTTTCTTTTTTCTTTTCTGGGATAGGGTATTTTTCAAACTCTAATAATTTTACAGGTTCTGAAGTCAAATAAGCTTCTAAAAATGATGGTAATAATGTTCCTAATTTGAGAAAAGAATCAACTTTTTCCGCGGTGTTCATATTTATTCTTCCTATTTTACAAACTCCATGGTATGTTCCGGCCTGAAATCTTCCCACTCTTCTTTGTGTTTGAATTTTTTCACTAAAAGTGTGATCCCTAAAAGTTAGTTCATTGACCATATCTTTCCAAGGATTAAAATTTTTTGTTGGAACTTGATAATCAATATACAGTCTTTTCCCTAAATCAATAACAGTGCATAAACGATCATCATTAAACCCTGTACTTATACAATCAGTTGCAAAATATATGTCAGTTTCTAACATAGTTTGCTTATTTAAATGATCCCAGTACATTCTGTCCTTTAAGGTATTAGAACTGACAATACTAATTTTTTTCCCTTTTAATACATCAACCAATTTGTCTCTAGCTTTTACTGCTTCATATTGTGTAGCAAATATAACTGCTGTTACACCTTCTACATATTTCGGAATGTCATTAATAAATATCATATCATGTTCATAAATTTTTATGGGATATCTACTGGATTTAATAGTTAAATTTTTGTGTAAAGTGGCACTGGCTACATAACACATTCCTATATTTCCATGTTTTAAAACATGTTCTAAAATTTCCAGGTAATTAACACTTGAACTATGGATTTCATCCAACAAGATAATAGTGTTATTATAATCAATATGTCTTAATGAATTGACCAAAGAATCAACTGTATATATCAATAATCTACATTGTTTTGCACAATCAAAAACATTTGCATATTTGCTTTCATCAATATTTTCAAAATGAAATTTACCTTCATATCTAGCTCCTATAGATAAATTTAATTTTTTATAAGCCTTTACTGTTGATTTTATTGCTGTTATTAGTGGTATAACTATTATAATGTTTTTTCTAGTAGTACTACAAAATTCTTCAAAAAATTTTAACGTTTTTCCAAAACTGCATGGTCCATATAATACAGTTATAATACCAAATTGTTTGCTGTATGTTTTAACAGGGTCTGATTGATTAAAAGTTTCTGTTGTGCCATGAAGCATTTGTTCACCTATATCCAATGTTAAATTAGGGTAATAATTCTTTCTGTAATTTAATAGATCTTCCATAGTATCTTCCTGATATTCTATTTCAGTTAATAACTTGGTTTTTAGTTCTTTTTTGATGTTATCAGTTAATTTATAAGACAACATATCATTTGGTGTGATTTCCATATTTACAGAACTTAATATCATATGTAAGTTCATAAAGAAAAAACCATTACCTAATAATGTTCCTTCATAAGTCATGTTATCATTTAACATATCAATAACACAATGGCCTATCACCCAGTGATCTTGATTGTCAAATATATTTGTATCTAATATGAAACCAAATAATAGAGAACTGTCATTTTTAACATACATGGTGGTGCTTGTAGTACAGACACACAAATTTTTATTTTTGTAAGATGCATAATTTAACATATCAATATTACTAAACCATTCAGTTTTATTTGTAAACATACAAAATTCTAAGTAATCATCATCATTAAATCCAAAAATAGCTTGTAAACAATACCATCCACATTTGCCATCTCCCAATACATTTGTATAGGAATTTATTGTTAACAAATTTACTGAGCCTGCTAATTCAAAATTTAAATTGTCGGATTGTTTTATCAGTACTTCAGTTACTACCTTTTTATCGATTCTAATTCTATGTTTATCTATGACAGCCTTCATTAAATCACCACTAACGCCTTTGGTTTTTTCAGTTTCTGATAATTCCTTCAAGGTTAATGCACTAACATTTTCTAATGTTACATTCCTTAGTTCTTGAGCAAATGTTTGAATTTTTTCTGTTTGCATTTGTTTTTTTGATTTTAATAATTTTATTAAATTTTGAAGACAACTCAATAAATAATTATGATTTAAGTGCCAACTAATAAACAATTTATTATTTTTTTTGCATTTAAGATTTGGTAGTTTAAATTTAATGACATCCCAAACGTGATATTGATACATTTTAGCTTGCAAATTTATCATTGCTCTTCTGTACTTTGTTAAATTCTCCCCAATTAAAACTGGTTTGAATGGAAATTCAACAGTAAATGGGCTATTTTCTTTATAAGTTCCAGCATGTTCAATATTTACAAATTTTATATTTAGATTGACATCATATTGACTTGATGCTCCTCCATCATCAATAAATGATTTATATAAATCTTTTATTTTATACGTTGTTGCATTAAGTGGCTTTTCATTAATTCCATTTATAATCTTGAATGTACTTGGTCCTTTAGGTTTACCTTCAAGTAATACTGAATGATTTTTTGTCAAAATTGGTGTTACATCAGTATCTTTTAAGGAGTTTAATTTTATGATTATTGTTCCTATGGTTTGTTGCTCAATGTTTAATAAATTAAATGGATTTGTTGAAGTAAATGTAGGTTTGTTATCAATTTTAGAATCTGAAGTTTCACCCACTATTTTTTGCTCTTCATTAGAAAATGCATTTAACGCGGCAAAAAAATCTTTCTCCTGAGCATTATCTAAATCTGTATTTTTTAAATTTTCAAAATAGTTTTGAGTATATTCATATTCTATATCGATTGGTTTATCATCCTGTTTTTTAGGTAAACCAAAAGTATTGATTAATTCATTGTAAGTGAATGTATCGGAAGCAGGTGGTATTGCACTGTGCAAAGTTGAAACATCCAATGGTTTATTATGTATTAACTGGTCAGTTAATTTATCAAATACAGTTATATTTTTTTTTTCATCAAACACTGACTGCATATTGTCATTAGGTTTGTCATCTCCTGATTTCCCAGCCTTTGAACTATAATTATTTTGATCTTTTGGTTTGGTTTTTTTATTTTCTTGTGGTATTATTTGTTCAATAGTGATATTCGGTGTGCAGGAATTCAAACATAAAGGACATGGGTCAGACACAGAATTTTTTTTACAACAATTACAAACATACTTAAGTATACAATTACATTTTCTTGAATTACAACAATGTTCTGACACATGTTGATGTACGGCTTTACAGTTTGAAGTGTTAACACATAATCCTTCTCTGTCACAAACACAGCAAAGATTATTAATTAAATAACCTGTTTTTTTGCAACAAATACAAATATCTTTGGTATCATACCTTGTGATATAACCAAAATGACCTAGGGTTTGACAATTATGCTCACAAGCATGATCACATTCAATCTCTTTAGTTTTTTCTGGTATTAATAAGTTTTTAAGCACTGAAGTACCTCCTTCATTGTATTCAAATTCATTAGACATAATATTTTTATAAGTTATAGTGGTGTTCTCACTTAATGATGTAAACTCAGGATCTATTAATGCTGGTGTATTATTAATTAATGCATTGCATCCCATCTTGGCTTCAATATTCATCATGGAAAATTGTCTAACTAATTCAGGATTCAACATATCTACTCTTTCATTTAAGTTACCTTCTTCCATTAAGTCTTTAACAATATCTAAATTCATTGGATCAAAGTTACTTAAAATTTTGTAGAATATATTATTAATGGATTTTTTGAATTTTTCGAAAAAATTTTCTTCTCTTCCTTGTCCCATAATGTGAATTAATGGTAACATCATATTTTGAATGTCTATGTAATTTTGAAATGCTATTAAACAATGTTTGTATAACAAACTAACATCAGTTACAAACCTTAGCAACATATGTGTTTTAACTATATTAGTTTGGAATTTTAATCCTCTTCCATATTCTAATAAACTAGTCCATACATTCATTACTCCTTCAGTTTTAAATCCCATTAATCTTGTTTCTAATAAATTCAATAAATCAAGATGTACAAGTACTTCCTCCACTATAAAAAATTGTATTTGATTTTCATATTGCACATTGTTTGTTTCACTGAAAATTTTTGTAAATTCCGATTCACCTTCAGGAATGAGTTCAATATTTTTATCAGTAAGTTTTTCAAACTTCTTCCTAATCAACTTTGATGGAAGTTTTGGATTAATTAATGGCACTCTAAAGATTTTCATTTTTAGGTTTTTGGTGAGCCAGATAGCATTATAGAATAGCTTTTTAAGAACTATATCTGTACTTAAACTATATACTTTTAAAATTAAATGGGCTCCTATATAACCTTCACTCTTAATATATATAGACATTTCATTAGTTATAATTATTTTATGTTTTAAATATAATAACAAAGTATCAAAATCATTATGGTATACAGTAGAACCTTGGTTAAATATCATAAATATCTTATTATTTTTAATTTCAAAAAAACCTTCTTCATGCATTAATTCTCCTTTATCAGTGTATAGTGAATCTATTGGAATACTTATGGCATGAACACTTTTAACTATTTTCTTTTTTCTATGTATTCTTGCTAATTTAAAAGGGTTTATATCCCATAGTGAATCAACACTCATTCCTAATCCTACTCCTTTAATAGGTGCAATATTACATAACTCAGCATCATTATGGCAAAATGATTTGTTTCTCACAGGATTTTTAAATATGTCATGATATATGCTTAACTCTTGAATTGTTGACATTTGTCTTTTTTTTTCTTCTGTTCTTAATTTACCAACCTGTTGAAGAATTCTTGTATTTACTGCAAGCTGTTGGTCAATAGCCCTGCTTTCTTGGTCTTCATTTGTTGTTAAAAAACAACTATGTACGTTAAACCTTTGTCTGGAGATATGTCTGTGGTAAGCTCCTCCTATGTCAAAAACTAAAAATTGTTTGGGTAACATGTTATATATTGTTTCTTCAGCTAATACTCTTGATGCTGAATAAAAATTATGTTTATTTAAATAATCATCATTTTTTGGATATATATTGTAATTTGGAAAATCAGTGACTAAATTTTCTAAAGCTTTGTCTGTCATGTTTGCATTTATATAAATTTTATTACATTTAATGCTTTTTTCTATTTCCTCTGCTTTGTCAGCATCACTTTTATCCAAGATGCCTTTAAACATTGGGTTATTTTGGTAGTTATTTGTCACAGTGTTATGAAATATGCTTTCATACTTTTCAAATATTTTTGTCATCACGCCTATTTTTATTCCTGTTGGGTTTTGCTTCTTTAATAATGTTCCATTAATTTTAGCTATGTTATTTCTTAAAAAATAAGCAAATGCTTCCTTAGTCATTATTACAAACTCACCAGTATTATATTCATTATTGTCTATTTTATGCTTTATTTGTTTGGTTTCTTCTTTATCTCTATTAGATATGAATTGAAAATGCTCATTAGAATTACATCTGGATGATTTTATTGAACCATCTAATTCAAAATCTATTCTATATTGTCCTCCTTCTTCATCAGGTATAAACATTGCTTTAGATATTTTACTCAAATGCAATTCTCCATTCTCACCTAAATAAATTTCCACGTGTTTTGTATTTGAGCTTGACAAATATTTTAAAAACATTTCAATTGACATAACTTCAGGCATTTCATCTTCTATAGCAAATTTTTCTAACATTTCATCACTCAATTTTTTGCAAGTGAGTAAGTTAGTGTCAGGGTCCATAACTAAAGAGTCATAATCCATAGGATTGTACATTAGCTTGGCAAAACAATAACCATGTTTAACAGAATTGATTCCTATTTTTTGATATATGTTTTCAGTTTCAAATTCATAAAGTTCATTTATCATGCATTCTATTTCATCAACATTTATTTCTTTGTCATTCGTTTTTTCATTATGTACCTTTTCTATTTTTTCAAAGAATGAACAAACATCTTTTTTCTTTACAAAATATTGTTTGCATTGTTCAATATTTTGATTTTGGTATATAATAGCTTCACTTGTTGGTTCAAAATGGTCTGTCAAAAAATCAACACCATCAACATGTAACATGTAATTTTCTAATACTTGAAATTGAATATGGTTGATGTATTTTTCTTTATTCATATACTCTAAAAATAATTTTTTATCTGCATAAGGAGGTAACACTTGCTCTCTTAATGTGGCTTTAATCATCATGTAAAACATTCTGCCTTGTAATTTGACATAACAATGGGTACTAATGTCATCTCCTGGTTTATAACCAATTAAAATGTTGTTCCTTTTGATTGGTATAGGTTCAGTCAATCCATTTATTCTGTCAATAATGTTTTTTTTCCTTTGTTGTTGTATCTCAGTTAAATTTTGTTTTGGGTCAATTATTTGATCTAAGTATTTAATTAGTGTGTTCTTATTTTCTTCAAGTGTTTGATCAGTTGAAGTTATGTTGTTATAAAACAGCTTCTCCCAGTTTGGAAACTTTGATTTGAACTCTTTGAAGGTTCCTGTAAATATTATATTTAATATATGTTGGTCATTTCCAACATGATTTAAACTGCAATCAATCAAGGTGTCTGCCTGGAATACTGCTGATGCTGATATTATTGTATTATCCATTGTCCCTTGTAATGTATTAACGCAACTATGTCTGGGATTTCCTATTTGGTTAAGTATTTTATCCAAATCCACTCTACCGTCATTTATGTCTTTTATAAATTGATATTTCATTTGTTTTATATTAATTATTGAAGCTAAAATTAAAATGTTAATTTTATGATTATTAGTCAAATGATATTTTTCTAAATATATATTAAAATCATTAATTGACAATTGTGATAATTTATTCAACATACCATGAAATTCAATTGTGACTACTCTATTTAATTCTTCTTTGGTTATTTTGGAACTTTTAAATTCTATTAACTCTGTGTAATTTTTAAAATGGTCTTTGAGGTAATGCATAATTAATCTTCTTGTGTGTATAGCTCCATCAGTTTGTTGGGTTTCACTACGGTGGGTATTACCTTGTATATCATATGAAGCTGCTTTTAGTATTATTGTAAATAATTTTTCATTTGTTTCTGGTATTTTTACTGGTGTTGGTGATCCTGAACCATGAGGACTATTATTAGTTGAAGAAGTTTTATATATTTTATCTAATTTATCTTTCACTTTATCATATATTTTTTTAAAAAATAATTTTGTAGATTCCCATGCAATCTTGATTTTACTGTAAATATTCAAGAAAAAATTATAGACATTCAAGTATATTTTTTGGAAAGTTGTTTCTGTACCTTTAAGTGTTACATATTGTTGCCAGTAAAATTTGTCATATAAACCATTAAATTTTTCTTTAAACAATTTGGCAGTAGTTTTTCTTAAAGGAAATAGATAACTTTCCTCCATCATAGTAAAATGGTTAAATACTACTGGACCATCCTCATCATAATAATAATATACTATTGTGTCATCATGTGACGCTAAAAAATTACTAAGATTATTTCCTTGTAAACACTGTTGGTTTGGTTTTAAAATTTGTTGACATAATTTGTATGTTAAATTGGGATATTTCCAAATTTCTTCCAATTTCAAATTTTTGAAATAATTATGACCTTTCAATCTCAAATACCAACTATAATTAACCTTAAATGCTTCACAATTGTCCCACAATACTTCTCCATTTAAGTAATCAAAGTTATCTGGTTTATTCATTCTAACATATAGTTTTTTTAAATCCTCATCTTCACATTCAAAAATTTTTTTAGTCCACAGTAAGTTACTTAGCTTAACATAATACATTCGTAAGACAAATGATTTTACTTTTTCATATATTTTAACAAACATTTTTTTGATATTCTTATATATTTTTTGGATTTTTGAGATGACATTTTCAAAAAAATTTTTATCAGAGTTATAAAACACTATCATTTCACTTAATTCTAAAAACAATTCATATGGTAACATTCTCGGTTTATTACTAAAATTAATATCATTTGGATCATTTGAGCAATGATTTAAATAATGATTGGGACTTATGTAATCATAATAAACTGGTTTATTTGGTAATAAAGTTTTCACACAGTATGGTTGTATGTTATTTATCAAAATTTCATTAACCACTGGTTTAAAATTGAAATAAAAATCAGTATCCACTTTATTTTTAAATTGTTGAAGAAAATCAGCTATTGAAGTTTCTTTATAATTTAATCCTGGTAAAAATGTATTTTGAGTAATATCCACATGATTAAATTGACTAGGTAACTTTTCATTATAATAATAGTACACAGTTAAGTCATCCCCAAATTTTTTTTGGAGATGGTTTAATTCAGCCAATGATAAACATGTTTTTTCAGGTTGTCTATATTGATTTATTATTTTAATTAATGTCACATGGTTTCTAGCCGATTTTCTAATTTTTTTAATTAATAACTCATATTTTTTATCTTTTAAACATTTTAGGTGTATGGCTATCAAAGTAATGTTTTGTTTCATTCCTTGTTCTTTAAAATATTTTAGTGTTAATTCTTTTTTCGGTAAATTTAAATGTTTAAACCAAATTTGAATTTGTCTGTCAAAATCAGACTCTTGTGTTATTTTTGATGGGTCAATTAAAATGGTTTTCCTCTTGTCATTGATAATAATAGTTTCTGCTCCTAAGTAGTCTTCTTTTTCAGCTAAAGGCTTTATGTCATAATTAAATTTTAATTTAATGTCATTGAAAATCTTCTTAATATTAATAACAAGAATTTGGTAATAATAATTTACTTTATTCTTCACAGATGAAAAAATCCCGGAAATCCATTTTACAAAAGTTGATATTTTTTCGTAAACTTTGGTTATTAGAGTTTTATCTTGGTAACAAGTTGTATTAAGTTTTTTAAAACTAATAGATTTTCCTTGTTCAATTAACTCCAATATATTTTCAGTTACATGATTTTCAAACCTATTTAAATTATAATGGTAAAATAAAGGTTTTTTTGTGTTTTTTGTTTTAAATTCACATATAGGTCCATTTAATAAACTTATATAGGTTTTAAAATGTTCTTTATGGTTTTTTTTATATAGGTTTTCATATACCTCCAAAGCTATTTGGTGTCTTCTGTTTAAATAAAGTAAATAATCAGTGGGACTAATCTCTAGTCCCACTGATCCCGTAATATAATTATAATGAAAAAGTTGTAAGTTGTTAATAGTTGAAGTATGCATGTTTAAAATAGATGTTGTATATAAATTTTATAGAAAGAGGGGGAG